AAGACTTGAAACGCTGATAAGAACGGTCCAAGAGCAAGGGATCGCATTTAATGACATGGATCGTTTTAGTCAAAAGGCAATCGCATCCGCAGCTGGTATTCGAGACCTAAATGAGGCACAGAAAATCTTTGGTATGAATCTCCAACAGTTTGGAGAATACAGATCACAAATGGAAAGAAATGCTGATGCACAGGCTAAGTTTGAAAAAGCCGTTACAGCTACAATGGACATAACAAATAAATTCAAAGTTCTTGTCGCTGAATTTGCTGTTTTTGTTGCTCCTGCTTTAAATACTATACATTCTGTGCTTGACACAACATTGGATTTCTTTGAGCAATTTTCACCAGAGACCAGAGAAATGATTGTTATTATAGCTAGTCTTGCATCAGTAACACTGGCTCTCAAATTTTTCTTACCAATAGTTGCATCAGCAACAACTATGATGGCAGCTTTAAATCTTAGTATGGCCCCTGTTTTACTAACGGTATTAGCTGTGACAGCTGGTATTGTTGGCTTGACTTATGCGATCAAAGGTTTTTCAGGGGCGGCTTCTAATGTAAGGCCGACACGTCTCCCGTCCCGAATGGCATCGGGTCAAGGTGTAACAGCAGCTGCTATGGGTGCATTAACATCAAGTTCCTCTGGGGGATCAACAGTGAACAATTATCAAACTTTACCTGGTGATATTAACATTGTA